CAAGGTCTCCTAGACATGAGCGTGAACGGCTGTACCCTATCACTAATCTTTTCTCCGGTAGAAGCATCGTATATATCTTTTCCATACTTGTGTTCCTCCACTTTATATTTTTTTGCGACATACCCGCACACATACGAGGCAGTCGCTATGTTGCACTCCCCAACCTGGATAAATCCAAGACCCCACTTTTTTTCGAGCCACTGCTCTCTTTTTATTTTCCGAAAGTCCAGCCCGAATATTATCCCGTGATAATGAGGTCGCTTATTTTCATCACCATACTCTCCGCATATGAAGTACCTAAACTTGAATACCTTTCTTACTCTTTTTAAGAATTTTTGAACATGGCTTTTATCTAATGAACCATTTGAGTTAATATTATTTTCATCGTAAGTAAGCGTTATAAAACAATTATCATCGTTTAGACTTGCTTCATGCATCATGCGGACCGACCACATACGGGCTTTTTCTTTTCGGCATCCTATACACTTCCCACAAGGGATAGGGAATTCCTCGGATAATCCGTGAGATTTTACGAAGGTAATAGGGCGTTTGCCGTTCACAAATCCTGAAGAACGGTACGCCCATAGAGGACGGACACACGGCATTTTTTAGAGCCGTATTCCACCACGCATCGGGATAGCACCAGTGAACCTGTTTTTTGGATGGCTCTTAACTGCCGTCCTGGTGAACAGTTTTCTCGATGCTTTTTTTCCCATAACTTTTCTATACATTTTTTCCTCCTGGCTTCCAGGGGAAGCCGTTATGTGGGGGCTTCGCCCCCTTGAGGGGAGGCAACGCAGGGGAAACCCCTGCACCCCAACCGACACCTATCGGTGTCAGTTAGCACTCTTATAACAAGATGGACGAGTGCTAACAACCCCCCCAAATGAAACGCCCCCCCGAAGGGGGGCGTCCATACCAAGTTTTACTGCCTTAGACAGGCTTTACTTGGGTTTTTCTGCCTCCAAAGGAGGCTTTACAGGAGGTTTCTCCGAGTTATCCACCTTATCCCCTGGCTTTTCCACAGGGGGCTTGCGCAGGGCTTCTATGGCTTGAGCAACGACCGCCATTCCCTGGTCGGTAGCGACCATCCCCAGGAGTTCCTGGGGAGACCACTTTTCCCGAATTTCCCTGGGAAGGCTCTCATACGCTTCCCTACCCGCAACCAGGCGAGCCTGGTTGTCGAAGTAAGTTCCCAGACCCGATACATCTGCAAATTCATTTGCTCCTGGTACTGGGATACGCTCACCATTTTTTATGAACCTTCGCAGAATTTTCTGAATGTCGGTGGAATCCTTTTCTGACTGTCGCGTCCTGGATCCGCCGCCACATTTTATCTGCACACGCCTACGCTCTCTGCTGAATTCCATTCTTACCTCCTCACTGGAAAGGCGCGAGAGGCTCGTCAATATCTGTACGCCTCACCTGCCCTCTATTTTTTTCTGCCCTTGAGCGCATTGAATCACGCCAGGACATTTTGCCACGCATAAACCTTTTTCCCAGGTACAGACCTAGTCCGGTAGTTATCGCGGGCATTATCCGACTCCCAATAGCATCATATCCACCAGTTAGCCAAGGTATTTTTCTTTCTATCACATTCTTTCTTTCCTTGACCTCATTGTCCAGGGATAGCGACTTCGCTCTTTCTGAGTACTCATGAGCCTGTTCCAACGCGGATTGCGTCTCCGCTTCCCGCAACTTTATCTCAGGTTCAACTTTTCTCAATTCCATTCCCCTGGCAATAGCGTCCATACCGTTCCTCTTTATCTCAGACGCAATCAACTGGGCATGCTGCTTTATCCTTGCGCGTTCCACCGCGGTTTGCGCTATCGCTCCCGCGGCATTCTCGAAATGCGCTTGAGCACCGGAATGACCTCCTCCTGGTGAACCACCACCAGAGCCGAATATTACCGCAGGGTTCAACCCGGCTTTTTTCATATCGGTCACTGTTCTCTGATACCTACCCTCTTCCATCTGTCTTTGCCATGTCCTATTCAGGTACGCCTCCTGGGCATTAGCGGCATTAGTCGCAGCGACATTTCCTACCGCAGTCTGCATTCCTTCACGCGTCAACGCTTCTGCCGCAGTCTGTGCACTATTAGACTGCACACTATCCATCCATCCTGCCTGCGCACCTATCCCCGGTCCGGCTGCATTCACTATTGATGCAATTTCGCCTAACCCTTCCATGACTTAGAAATGGTCAATCATCCCTGGTACTGAGTACACAGGGAGAGGGCGAGCCATCCGATACTTTACATAGCAGTCAAAGTAGAAGTGAGGCTCGGCAGGTACGGCAATTACCCTGTCCACCGGAGGGTTGTCCTGGATGAACGCATCATTCAGTTCCGGTAGGGCTGAGAAGTCCTGGGCAAGATGCCAGGGGTCAAGAGAACCCGAAGCATCCGAGCGGAATTTACCAGTTACCTTAGAAGGGAAGTAGCGGTACTCCGCATATCTCTCCTGGTAGCCAAATACATCCGCATCCGCAGAAGTTCCCTGGGCGTATATCTCTCTGTTCAGTACTGCCTGTTCCCCCAGGTGAGCAAGAACCGGGAAAGCATAGTCCAGGCGCGTACGCCTGGAAAACATCCTGGGAACGCCCTGCTGATAGTTCAGGTCAGCGCGAGCACATACCAATCCCAGGAGTATCCCGTGTTCCGTGAAGGACTTGGTGCAACCGGACGCACCGGAGGCAGTTCCAAATCCAGCAAGTTCACCCATCGGGGTAGTTGCAGAAGGAGCAGTCTGAGCGACAGGATTGACATGAATGTTTGTCGTTCCCAAACCCAGTATCTCAGGACGCTGCAGTCTCTGGTCGTCCGAATGGACGCCAAAGTGATTCCAGTAAATTTCCTGCAAGCGAGTTCCCCCACGCGCATCCCGCTCTAGCAACCGCTGGCTCTGGAACGCCAGTCGTAGGTCGTTCACAGTTGACGCGGTAGCACTTGACAGGTCTGCTCTCAGCCAGGGCTGGTGTCCACCAGAGCCGGCGGTTCCCGAGGAATTAATCTCATCCTCGACAACGAAAGACCCCGACCATACGCGCGTTCCGGTAGGGATAGAAGAACCATCCGAACCATACGCAGTCGTACCAGTAGCGGTGTTAGCACCCGTCAGGTAGAAGCCCAGGACCGGAGCATCCGTTCCCAGGGGAAGTGTTACCTCATCCCCTTTTTGTGTCCAGGGCAAGCAAGAGGTGAAGTAGTCATGACGCTTCCCGCGCCTTAGGACTACATAGTCCGCGGGGTCATCTGGTCCGTCATCCTTATCCACTACAACCGAATCTTGAAGGTTCTGGTCTCGGAAAAATTGATTCCACACCAGATTGTACGCCCTCGCGAAATGGTTGTTTATCTCCAGACCCGCTATCCCAGTGCGGATTCCGAAGTAGTCATACAGACTACCTATAGCAAATCCACCTACGCCCGAAGTTGCTATGGGCGTTGAGAAGTTAATCGGGTCATCGGGGTTATCCTGTTCCCCCATTATTTTCCGCCAGTTGTCCTGGACGAGCCGTATCGGCACGAAGAAGTAAAAGGTGTCCAGGAACATATTGTCCATGTACGGATGAATAGGCGTCTGCAACCTCGCGAACATAGTCGCGTTTATATTCACCGTATCACCTGGAAGAATCTCATCCACCAAGAAGGGGATGAGTTGTCCAGCATCAAAGGTCGTTTTGTACCCATGCGACCTATCAAACACTGACCTCGAAATCTCCGCTTTAGGTACGCGTGAGAAATCGTGTTTCATTACTGAGGGGAGTTCACCGCCTAGATTTGCCATCGCTCTTACTCCTTATTGTTCCCACGGAATTGCAATCCATTCCCGTGGTTTATTTTTTCTTCCATCGGGGTCATTTGCCCCGTCTGGTCGTTATACTTACCGATTTCCCACAGTTGGAAATCCCCAGGGAATTTTCCGAAATCGGTGTTAGTATCGTTCACTAATTTGTGGAAGTGCCTAACCGCTAATCCGTGTTCCGTAACCGCGAAGGGGGGGTAATAAATTGAACCCCCCGCATCGTAAAACGCGTACATTCTATACTCCATTTTCCATCCTCCTGTTTCCGAATATTTTTTGCTTCGCTTCCATTTCCATCTCCTTAGCACGAAGCCTATCATCTATTTTCGCGTATGACTTGAACATCTTTTTTCCAATCCTAATCATTTCCGGTTTAGGCGTTTTTTTAGATGCAAGTATTTCTCTCTTATCTTTAATAATTTTTCTAGTTGCTTCATTAAGTTTTGAATCGTAATATCGTGGGACTTGTTGTTCCCTACCCGAAACAATAACTGTACCTGTCCCTGACCTATATATCTCATCTTTATATTTTTCAAAGAACCGTCCTCCAATCCCGCAAGGTCTCCTAGACATGAGCGTGAACGGCTGTACCCTATCACTAATCTTTTCTCCGGTAGAAGCATCGTATATATCTTTTCCATACTTGTGTTCCTCCACTTTATATTTTTTTGCGACAT